AAGATGAAAAGGTATATCGGATTTGTAAATCAGGAAAGGGGTCATGCTTTTGCTAAATCTGTTGCAGATGAACTGAGGAAGAACGGCTGGGAGGCACGCAATGAGGTGCAGATGACGGAGTTGGGAGCAGGATCAAGGCTTGGAGACATTGATGTGCTTGCCTGGAAGGCAGGGGGCAAAATTCTGCTAATAGAATGCAAACGCCTGCAACTTGCAAGCACGATAGCAGAGATTGCAGAAATCTGCCGGCGCTTTCGAGGGGATGCGAAAGATGAACTTGCCAGGCACATCACCCGCGCTGAGTGGGTAGCACAAAATGCCGATACCCTCCAGCGCATTATCGGATTTAGACCAGATACCGGCAGCATTGATACGATGCTTGTTACCAATACTCATGTTCCCATGATGTATTTGACTTCGTTACCGATCAAGGCAGACAAAGTTCTTCCGTTTAACAGATTGGTTGGGATAGTATAGCAACTCCACGACCGCATCCTCTATTTTGTTGACCTCTTTGTTGTCGATAGCGACAAGATCACTGCCATCAGAATCTTCCACAGTTCACAAGTGACGGTGATCAAGAATCAACAATATTGGCTCCACAAACTTTGGCTTTACGAATTAACTGCCCTGAGGCGTTCACCCCTTCGCATCGATCCGTTGTGGAAACTTCTTCTACGGATCGTAAGCGACACGCCTCTTCAACCCGCCCGTTTTCCACTCGTCATCCAGAACGCGAGGACAAAGAGGACGGTCAGGGCGGCGATCAGCAAATAGAGCGTGAGGAGGTTCGAACCCGCCAGGACGAAGGTCGCCATCAGGGGGCCGACGCCATTTCCGGCGAATCGCGCCGAATTCAGAAAGCCGATCCCCGTTCCCCCCAATTCCGAAGCGAAACTGGCCATCACCAGCGGGATGACCACCGCAACGACCCCGGTCTGAAGCATCCTGATGACGGCAAAGCTGATGACTTCCCCCGGAAAGAACAGCAGGACCTGGAGGAATGCAGAGGTCAGGCATAATGCCGCGATGACCCTTTTGAGCCGTTTCCCCGCGGTCAGACGGCTGATCACGTAGTTTCCGATGATGGCGGTCGCCGTGTACCCCATCATGATAAACCCGGCGGATTTTATTGCGCTCTCACCCACCAGATCAAACCCCTCCAGCACATGGGGCAATATGCTCGGCAAAAAAGTCAGGTGGATGGTGGCGATGAAGCTTAACGCCCACCCCCACAGGACGCCTTGATCGAAATGGCTGCTCTGATCGGAGCCCGCCTCCCTCTTCCGGGTTTCAACGATGTAGATATGGCACAGGACCAGGGCAACGCCGACCAAAAGGAAAGAGAGGACAAACGGGGCCCGGTATCCGATCTGGGCTGCGGCGTACGCCCCGACGGGCGGCCCCAAGAGCTGGCCGGCGGTCATGGAATTTTGATAGAGGCTCAGATTGCTTGGCAATCGCTCTTTCGACGATAGCTGCGAAATCATGAAAATACCGATCGTCGAGGCGCCGCCGAGAGCTCCCTGGATCAGGCGCAGCGCCAGCAGCATGGGCAGGCTGTCCGTAAAACCCATGAGAAGAAAGATGATCCCGTTGCATAAAAAAGCCCCCTGGTAGAGGGCCTTGGGGCGGAATGTTGCGGTCAGGCTTCCCCAGAAGGGCGCCGCCCCAGCGGCGATAAAGGAATTCAAACCCATGATGAGCCCGATCCACACCATCGTTTCCGGAGGCTTGTAGGGGCTCATTCTAATGATATAGAAGGGCATGAACGACATGACGACGTTGAAGCTAAACGCCAGACCAAACTGCGACAGGGCGATGAAAATAATGCCCTTGTTTCCGTCCGAGGCAGGCAGGATACGGTTTAAAAAAGGAAATGCTATTTTTTTCATACGGTTCACACCTTACCGGCGGGGATTCCCGGGCGCCGGTCTCGGCGATGATTCACTCCTATCGTTCCATAAGGTACCCGGCGTTCTTATCACGGGTGCCGGAAGAGAAGCAATGATCTTCCCATCTGCCGCCAAAAGCCGGCGCCTATATCCGTCTCCTTCAGCCGACCGGGTGAAAACGGACAATATTCACGGACAATATTCCCCTTGACAGACCGCTCTTTTTTCGTTATCTACCTATCCATCAAACGATTGAATCGCAGACTGGAAGGCGCCCATGTCCACCCCTCTCGAAAAGGCCCGCAAGGACCCCGAATCAATGAAGGCCCGCATCCTCGACGTCGCCCGCCGGATCTTCGGCGAGTACGGCTTCCACGGCACGACGACCCGGATGATCGCCCAGGAGGTGGGGATCGACATCTCCACTCTTCATTACCACTGGGGCGGGAAGAAGGACCTCTATGAGTCCGTGGTCATCGACATCAACAAGGACCTCCGGCAAAAGCTGATCGAAGTGGAGCAGGCGATCCACGGCCTGCCGCTCGGCGAGCGTCTGGACATCTCGATCGACATGACGACCGATTACCTCTTCGAGCACCCAGAAGTCTCGAACCTGATCCTCTTCTGTGGCCGCGCGAGATAACTAAAGGCGGAAAATCGAGATAACTGACTTCCCAAAAGCGTTTGATCTGGTCAAACTTCATTTGATATTGTCATATCACGATTCCTTGATCACCGTTAACTTCACCCTTTCCGCCGCAGCCTGAGTCTCATAGGTTACCAGGATCGGTTTACCATCATCGTCTTTGGGAAGCAGAGGGTCGTTGGCAAATTTGGCAGCTACAAACTCCCGGATCGAGCGAATGGAGGCGATGTCGATCTCGCGGAGGTTGGCCTTCACCTCCTGTGCGGCTCGTTCAAGTTCTTCTGGAGACGGCGGAGCCTTGGTGAAGGTCTTCCCGTCCCAGAGATCTCCGATTTCTCCCCCTTGAGCCGCGTCGATCAGATTCGGCATAATATCGAGTCGATCAACGAGGATTGTGTTGACCACCTTCCCATTTTCAATGACGTGCGCTCTCATGATGCCTCCTTTGTAGCACTGTATTCCCCACACCATCCGCTCCCTTGCATCGATGGAAAAATTGACACTGCTGGCCCGTTGAAATGAATCCATACCGTTGGCGGATAGCGGCGACACAAGCCTATGCCTTTAGACGTTTGGAAATAATACTTGCAGGATGAGCACTCCATCACACTATCCCCCACACGATGACTTCTCCGCGACCACCTGTACCTCCTGCGCCGCCTGTTCCGCTCGCGTTGCATCCTCCACCGCCCGCTCCGCCACCTGGGGCACCGCCATTCCCTCCTGCCCCAGAGGTTAAACTTCCCTTATATCCTCCTCCGCCGCCGCCATCAGATCCTGTATACAAGACGCTATCGCTTCCGGCTGTCCCGGCTTCTCCCGACGTGCCAGTTCCTCCTGCTCCACCACCACCCGTAGAAATTGTATTCACCCCCCCCTTTCCTCCGGCAGTTGCTTCAATTCTCCCACTATCATTTCCCATGCTGGCGCCAGCACCGCCGCCGCCGCCGCCCCATTGGGATGATCCGCCTGCCTGTTGTGCCTGGGCTGCATCAGAACACGATGCTGCACCGGCTGCGCCACCTGTAGTTGCCCATCCCTGAGTAGCGTTGTATTGCATCGCCGCCGATCCACCACCAAAAATGTTCTCCGGAATTGTAGATGTCGAGCCGAAATGACTTGCTAAAAAAGGCGCTCCCCCATTGCTATTTCCACCCGCACCAAGATATCCCCCTCCCGCGCCACCTGTCGATCCTGCTGTTTGCCCATATCCTCCGCCGCCACCATAAGCAACAACAAATGTCCCAAATGCGGACGTTCCGCCTACCCCGCCGCTTGTTGTGGCGCCATTATTTGTGGTAGATCCTGCTCCCGGCGTTCCGCCGGCGCCTACCGTGCAGGTGATTGCTGTCCCTACGGTAAGGCTTCCAACGTGATCCCTTCTTGTGTAGCATCCACCACCGCCGCCTGCGCCGCCTTTTTTTTCCGCCGCATCATTACGGCGCCCACCTCCCCCACCGCCACCTGCTCCGATGCAAATAACACCACAGGTCTTGTATCTCGGTGGGACATAGAATGACGCCGTTGTTGTGAACTTTTTGAGAAAACTTTGAATCACTATTGTATAAAATCCCGATCCGTCGCATTGGATCAAACGACATTCTCCGGGATACATGATGAAAGAGATCACTCCATCAATAGTCTCCTCGCCATCCGGGTCAAGTGTCACGTCGCCGGTTCCGCTGTTGCGATAGAACACGAACCATCCGCTGCCAAGCGTAGCCGCCGCTGTGAAAGTCTGCGTGAATGTGCTCGCGCCGGTGACATCGATCAAAGTTCCCATATTCCCTGCTTCGAGAACTGTGTTCGATGTTCGAGTTGTCCGCGTCATGACAGCCGCCGTTCCATTTGCACCTTTATCGCCAGTTCGGGAAAACTTCAGGATGATCGAATCGTTATTTGTAAAGGGATTTGCCGAGCTCGCAGAAACCACGGCCACGGTGATGTTCTTATATCCCGACGGCGAGGCGACGGCGGAAACGGTGAACAGGATCCACTTTGTTGCGTCGGCGAGCTTTTGCAGGAGGATGTGCCCCTTGACGGTGCTGTCGGACCCGGCGAAGGTTGCCAGAACATCGGTCCAGGTCGAGCCGTCGGCCCCTACCAGATCGGCCCGGATGGTGGTGGCGGTATTCTGCGTGGCATTGTCAAGGCGGAGATAGCCAGCACCCGGATCGCTGTCCGTCGTGGTCGTGCTGAAGGTGTAGGGGATGCCGACGGCGGTTCCTGCGGCGATCGCGCTCATGGCGGCAGCCAGGGCGTCTACTGCTGCGCCCCAGGCTGGGAGTTTGCCGAGCAGGGTGTCCATGTAGGAGGCAAAATTGGTTGGATCTGTAGATATCGGTATTGGCGTCATCGAGGGTATAGTCATTTTATATTTCCTCCAAACTCAAATTTATCTCGGCCATTCCATCTCTCACCTGGCTAATTTCAAATTGTGTATAGATGCCAAGAATGGTAAGCATATCGAACCATTCACTTTCATTGTCGTCGAATCCGGTCCACAGCGCGGGCACTGCATTAAGCAGAACCCGCGCCTCTTTGCACCTGTTAACGCGACCGCTTGATACACGCAACGTCTGCACAGTTTTTGGTATCGTCCTTCTCGGAATAAGAGTTGCGTTCCCAAAAGTATCCCGCGTGACACTGGAGAAGTTTAGGCCGTCGTTGGTTGCCCCATATTGAACATCGCCGATGTAGATGTAGGTGCCGCATACCAGCGCCCCGCACTTCACGTTGCCGCTGGTGGCTGTAATCGTCACGGTGATGATGATGTCGGAAAACGGCGGGATGTCGAAGATAGTCATGCTCGGCCGTGTTGAAAAAGGCTCAAAGCAGTAGTCGTAACCATCGTTGACAATCCGAGTATTCAGATCGAATATGCCGGTGGGCGATTTACTATACGCGTTGGGGTATACCGTTCCGCCTCCCATCACAGATGTCGCGCTGATCTGCACCTGATTCGCGGACAACCCAGCAAGACCGACAGCATTGACACGCTGGCCGGGAGCAATCACAACGGTCAGGGGCGAGGCTGTAACCGTCTGTGTGTTCCGGCTGAGGTCGAACATCGCATAACGGTTTGTCGGCCCCACGTCCAGCCATTTCGTCGTTACCGTTTCCGGGAGCACCGGGAGAGGGTTTCCGACGTTCCCGGCGGCAAGGGATTCGTAACAGCGGTGGGATGTTGCCGATGACACGGTATCGCCCAGGGCATAGGTTGTCGCCGCATTATACGCCGTTTCGGTAGTGCCAAGAACCCGCCACCAGATCGGGTTGATGTTCGGCGTGTTCCCGGTATTTGCGCCGGCCAGGGATTCGTATATGGCGAAATCCGCCGCCACGGAGACGATGGCGCCGAAGGCGTAAGTGGTCCCCGCCACGTAAGCCGCCGGGGCGTGGGGCTCGGCAGCGGTAGAGGATGTCAGTTTTGTGGTCGTTATTGCAACGGGGGGCGTTACCCTCATGCCGGAGCCTCCGTCTTTATTGTCAGCCCGCCGCGGATGACAGAATTGAGCATGTAGGACAGGTCGCCGGTGTTTTTTTCAACCTTTGTGCCGCTTTTCTCAATTGCTACTGTCAAGGCCCTTAATTCAGAGATCAGCTCCGCGTTACTCGCCTGATCCTTCGAACCGTAAACCGTCGCCGGGTAGCTGGTGCGCGGGGAAACTATCAGTTCTGTCCCGTGGAGGGTGGCACCGTATCCGCTATATGGTCCGGTAGAGATCCCGCCATCTGCAAAGCCGCGCGACTCGTGGGCCGAAATGTCCCATGATGTCTTCGCGCCACCCAACATGGCCGATTCAAGCGCGGAGCCGGTTAATCCCGTGCCAAGATACCATGCCAATCCTTCAGAATCAGCAACCCGTCCGAAAAACCGCTGGTAATTGTCGATGATCTCGTTGGCGACTATATCCAACTTTTGTGCCCCATTGTGGATTGCTGTGGTCAGTGCTCCGCCCGTCAACCCGGTCTTCTGGTAATACTGCTTACCAATATCTTCGGCGGCTCTGCCAAACAGCGCTTGATAGTTCGCCTCTATCTCATTGGGCTGAATCGGCGGCGGCAAGGGGGGCGCAATGGTCCCGCCCGCCGCTACAACCGCCGCCTGGGCGAGCTGGAGCGCCGCTATCGCATCGGCAACGGAAAGCACGCTTGTATCGATCCCCAGCAGGGCGTTCATCTGGGCATCGCGCCATGCGATATTTGCATCATAATTCTTCGTGAGGATGGAGATCTGCAGTTCCTGATCGGTCATGGACTTTTCAGCGGTGCCCAGTTGGGCGCCGGCATACTTTTCCAGCTCCGAGATCGCCGCATAGGTGGTCATGAAATCCCGCTTGTAGTCCGTCGAATTGGCGTACATCTCCGGGGTGATCCCGGTGAGGATGTCAACGGATTTTTGGACATCTTTGAGGCCGGAAAGGTCGCCCTTTCGCGCCTTCTCCAAGACGTTGGCAAGGTCCACCTGCGCCCGCATGAAGGTTGCGTGATCCGCAGCCGCGTCGACCAGTTTCATGCGCTCTTTGGCGGTTCGGAGTTTGTCGACCCCGGATTTCAAATCGGCGATGATCGCCTTTGTGGCGTCCAGGGTGGTATTCATCCCGGCCAATTCAAGGTTGTAAGTATCGGTCAACCGCTTCTTTTCAGCGTCAAAGGCTTTCTTCAGGTTGTCCTCGGCAACGGAAAGGAGCTTTTCCGCATTGTCGAGCTGGGCCTGATAGTATTGATCGGCCATTTCGGACATCTGCAGCAGGGCAACATAGGCTTTCTGCCCGGCGGTGGTGGTCAGATCCAGCCCTTCGACAAGCTGCCGGTAGCCCGCCCAATTGCCGGGGAGGGCCATGTTCATTGCCGCGAGGGAGTCGGTGAGCTGGCCCTGTAACCGGAGCTGCTTTTCCTCATCCGAGAAAAACTTGTCGTAATAGGTGGCGGCTGCTTCCTGGAGTTTATCCAGGCCACCGGCGATTTCTATCAATGCCTCTGAAAAGGCGATCATCTGCGGGATGGTGCCGCTGTAAGTCTGCCCGGTCATGTCAAGGACATCCGCAATCACGGCCTTGTCAATCAACAGGCGGCTTGCCGTTTCAAGCAGCCCTTCGTTTAATTTTTGATATTGTCCTATGACATCGCCAAGCAGGGCATTTGCCGCCGTATCGCTCATGGTGCTGATCGCTTCCGAAATAGCCTTGCTGATTTCTTCCGAGGTCTTGCCCATCAAATTGACGGCGAGGTTGCCGAACGAGTAGGCATAAATCTTGTCCATATCCGCGCCGAACGCTTGCCCGTAAGTGATGATGGCGGAAGAAAGGCTTGCATACACTTGCCGCATCATCCTTACGCTGGCATCGTCAAGGGCTGAGTTTTCGCCCGTAAGGGATGTGCTGTCAGAGCCAAAGAGACCTCCATCCCTATTTGTTACCCAGTTTCCCCATTTGTAAGGGCTTACCGATGCCCCCCGATTCCCGATGATTTCCTGGATCGACCCCGCATCGACCCCGATTCCAGAACCACTCTGTGACGTTGTAGTGCTGCCCCATAACCATTGATCGATTGCAGCGAAAATCTTGTCTGCATATAGGGAATACTTCGCCGCGATCGCGCTGAGCCGGGGGGATGTTTGGCCGAGGTCGATCATTGTTTCGCTCGCCGTGAACGTGCCGCCTCCCCGGATCAAACTCGTCACCAGCCCCGTGATGTTGGAATTCAAATCCTTCATCTCGTTGTAAATGCCGGTGAGCTTCGTATTTTCCATGTCGTAGGTGCCTTGCAAGAGTTCCCACGATTTCTGGATGGATTCGGAGCCTTGATCGTTTGCGCCGCCGAGGACTGTGGTGTTTTGGCCGTAAGCCGCCGCTTTAACCGGATAGCTCCCGCCGCTACCGCTGAACGATGCTCCTATCTGCGCTAAGTAGGATGCGACAACAGCCGCGACAGCCAACCCTCGCGCGATAGCCGTATATCCATCTCCGTTTGCCATTGCATTAATGACGGCCTCAACCCCCTTGACTACGGCGTTAGCCGTATCGAAGCCCTTTTGAGCCAAAGCAAAGGCCATCGACATCTCGTGGTATTGTTTCTGCTTTGCCGACCCCTGATCATAAAGTTGGCTGACATATTCGAGGGCAGTTGACCACTCGCCCAGCGCATCCTTCATTGATGATGCGTATTGAAAATTAGCCGCCCTTTTTTGTTCTGCTGCCCACTTCGCGGCTGCCACGTCGTCGCCATAAAAAGCCGCCAGGCGTTTTTCTTCTTTATCAATCCAATCAAGTTTATTCTGTCGATACTTGTCTTCATAGCCTCCGATTGTTGAATAGTACTCGGCAAGTTCTTTTGACTGACCCCAATATTCGGCCATGAGCGCATCAATCCCGATCTTGTTTTTCTGATCGGGGGCGACTTTCGTGCCGGTCATTTTCTCGTACAGGGCTATCGCGTCCCATACGTCCGCCTCTATCTTCACCCGCCCAGCTCCGGCATGCCGCGCAAACTCAATAAGGTCCGCGGCCTGTTTTTTCTCCCATGTTACATAGGCCGAATATGCGCTCTTCATGAATTCGAGGGTCTTTGCGTTGTTCAGTTGAATTTGCAGCCTATTTTCATATCGCTTCGCGGCTACATCGGCATCCATTGCGATCATTTTTTGTGCAACAAAGAGGGCGGCGCTGACTTTATCTCGGTCGGTCTTGGCTCGGGCCGCCTCCTCGAGGATGATCTCCTTCTTTGAGCGGTCGTAATATTCATCGATGAGCGTTGCCCTCTCGGCAAGGGTCTCGCGGCCTATCTGGAGTTCGTTCTCGCCGGCCAGTTTTCTGATCTCCTCGTTGTATTTGATCCGCGCTTCCTCTTCCGCAAAATAGGCTTTATTCTCGGCCTTCATCGTTTCAAGGGCCATTTTTCGCTGTTGAACTGCGCCGATCATGGCGGCTAATTTGGCATCCGCGGCCGCCTTCGCCTTTTCAGCGCTTTGAATTGCCGCCAAGTCCCCCGCTTTGGCCGCCGCAGCCTGGCCGAGGATGTTGTCCATGCCCTTCGCGGCCAGTTCGCCGGATGCGCCGAGCATATCGTCAACCGCCTTGCCCATCACTTCGGCGTTTTCCCTGTACGCTTTGGCTCGGTCATCCTGCCCGGTCATTTCAAAAAACTTGGCGGAGGCCAAATCCATGTACTTCAAGAGCAATGGGAATCCCGACGCGGCGGTCAGCACGCCGGCGGCGAGCCATTGGAAAAAGCCGGTTGCAACCTGGAGGCTGCGAATTAGGAAATTGCCGATTGTATCGGCTGTTTCTTTTGCTCCGGCTTTAAATATTTGGAGCTGCTCCTTGGCGTCGATCGCCACGGTCCCCACTTTGGCGGCCTGGAGGGCCGCATTGGCCATCGCGATCTCGTAGAGGCCGACGTCGTCGATTCCCTCAGCCAAGGCCTGGTTGACCAGTGTCATTTCCTGCTTCGTGATCAGACCGTACTGCTTGAGCGCCCGGGGCATATTGGTTGATATGGCGTCCGTGATGGTCTCGTAGGTGGTTTTGACGTCCTGCCCGGTGACGCGAGCGGAGATCCGCGCCGCCTCCATGATCTTGACCATCTCCTCGCCCTTCAGGCCAAGAATCAACCCTTTGGCGGCCTTTTGCATGAGATCGGTCTCTTCGATCGTGCCTGCGGATGCGCGCTTCATGGCGGCGAGGACACCGTCGGCGCTTTCATTCGCCGCCGCGGCGACGGAGCGAAACGAGGCTTCGCCCTGCTGGGATGCAGCGCCCTGCTCGATGTACGCCATCGCCTTTTTGAAGGCCACGCCGGCCGCATACGCCGCAGCGGTAAGTTCAACCCACGACGACTTGAGTTTACCGATAAGGCTGGCCGACGACGACGCGGAATCAGACACCTTCTGCAGGGCTTGTCCCGCGTTGGCTTCGAATTGCTTCATCGTCACCGACCCGTTGTCGTTGACTTTGATCTCTATAGCGATAGTGCTTTGGTTTGCCATTCCATTGTTTCCTCGACCAGCCCCAGATCCATCCACTCCTCCAGGCTCAGGTCGTTTTTACCAAAGGGGTACCCGGCTTTTCGCAACTGCCGGAGTTTGAACATTTTATGCGTGTATTCGCTTAACTCGCTTTGCTTCTTTTTTTCGCATTCTCCGCACCGGTGGGTGAGCAGGGCGACTATCAGCTCACCGTCATCGGTTGAACATTCTTCCAAACATGTCGCCTCTTCGATGTCGTCGCAGAGCCCTCGGCGGATCGCCGCCAGGTCTACACTAAAGGGTCTTCGGGCTTCCCGGCTTCCTCCTCGTCCGGCGTGTCGCTGATCAGCGAGGATTCAAAGACGTGCATGGCCAGCATTTCGATCACGTCCTGCGCGTACTGCCGGACGATCGTCTTCCATGCCGGGTCGTAATTGGGAGACTTCGGATCCGACGCGAGGGGCTTTCCTTCTTCCTTCTCGAAACAGCCTTCCTTGAAGCCGAGCAGGATCGCCGAGCCGTACTTCAGCCGCGCCGTACCCACGTTGCTTTCGATTTTGTTCCCGCGCCTGGTGGCCAGGGAATTGGTGTAGGCGACGCGTTCCTCGGTTGTCGGCAGGCGGTAAAAGAGGGTGATTTTCGACTCGCTGATGCGGTCAAAAAAGGTCACTACACAGGGCTGCTTATCATTCAATAATCGGGGCATTGGATCTGTCCTTTCTCCCGTGGGGCGGGATGTTTTGCCCCCTCCCCTTTGTCCCCTCCCGCGAGGGGAGGGGAGATCTCGTATCCGCTTTCGCGGGGAGATCTTGAGAGGGCGCGTGGTTTATGGCGGGGGGCGGTGGGGTTCTTCCCCCATAGGCCGGGAGATATCCCGGCTTACCGCGGCCGCCCCCGTAACTTCCGTCTGGAAACACGATGCGATCCCGCCGGGCGGGCTTCCGCATCATGTCCCCGTGGCGTTATGTTTAAGCCGCGTACGTCGCCTGTAAATTCTTCACCTTGACGATCACCGAGCCGTAGGTGTCATCCTCGAGGACCTGAAGATCACCGGCCTCGCCGAGCCGCTTCCCGTCCACCGAGATCGGCGCCGCAAGGACTGCCACTTTCGGGAAGATGATCTCCACCTGGTACTTGTGGGGCGTGTCGTAGATTGCCCCTTCGGCCAGGATGTAGAATCCCATAGTGTCGTTGTCGATCAGCTTCTGCTGCATGATAAACTCACGGAACTCGCGGTTCAGCGTGATCTTCTGCGTCCTTCCGCCGCGCATGCCCCTGGAGGCATAAGTGCCGCCCCCCCCGGGGACAAACTCCACAGCCATGTTTTTATTCCCCGACCAATCGACGGATTTTACCTCGGCCTGTAATTCACGGCCGCCCAGAAAGGTCGTCCCGTTCCACTTTCCGCCGGCCTTTAGCGTCATCTGCGACACCCGCAGCGGGGTCTCATTGATCCGCGCGGGGAACGTCATCCATCCCGATTCCGTCGGGATGTAGAGGATATCATAGGTGGCGTTTGTGGATTCGATGACGGTTCCGGGATCGGTCCCGGCGTCATACGCCACCGCGAACCCCGAGGAGTTGATCGCGACGGAGAATGAATCGACTCCGATATACGTGACGGTCTGCTCGCCGTTGAGGCCGGACCAGTCCGCCTGCGTGATCCCCGCAAAAGTCACTTTGTCGGTGCTGACCAGACCGTGGGCAACCCACGTAACGACGCAAGCCGCCGCCTTCGAGAGCCCGGCGATAGCCACCGCTGTCGCCGGCGGCGTGATGGTGATGACAGCCGGAGTCGCAGCGGAGACCTCCGAGAATGCGACATTCTGATATTCGCCGCTGTTTGGCATCAACACGCGGATCTGCTGGACGTTTTCCAGCCTTGTCGCGGCGCTCGCGGGAGTGTCGTCCTGGACGGCCAGGGCGGCCAGCGTCAGCGACGTGGCGTTCATTTTGGCCGTCTTGTTCTCTTTTGCGATATTGTCCGTATACTTTCCGGCGCCCTTGATCGTCCCCGAGATCTTGCACCAGGCGTCCTTTGCAAACGATGCCGAGATGGAATCGACGAACATCGAAGCAAACCGCCGCCGGAGAACATTGTCGCCATAGCGCTGCGCCGCCGTAAACGAGGGCTCCGAGCGATCATCATCAAGGTCTCCGTCAATCGGGGTGATGGTATGCTGATAACCCGTTCCGGCAGGCACCGTGGCGCACTCACCCAGAAAATACGCCAGCAGGAAGGCAAAGTGCTGCGGCTGCGCCTTCTCAAAATTGAATGTGGCGTTGGACAGCGAACCCAGGTCGTAGAGGGTGTCGGGCTCCTCTTTTCCGGTCGCCTCATTTTCGTTTGACTCGCGCCGGTGCTCCAGGTTGATGATGTCGCCCAGGGCGCAGAGCATCGTCGTATCCAGCGTCTGTTCCGTATTGATGGCCGTCTCCCTTGTGTTGGCCGAGACGGCGATCAGATCGTGCGTCGCCATGTGTGATCGCGTCATAGCTTATTTCCTCCCCTTTTCCGAAGGCGGGTTTGAGACACCCTCCTCCTTGCTGTCGGCGACCTTTGCGGGTTTTGCCGCCTCGCGCACCGGCGCGGCCGCCTTTTTGATTTCCGTGAAATTACCGGCCATGCCGGGCGGAATCTCGTCGTATGACTTGCCCGGCTCAAACTTCCGGCCCCCGAACGGGCCTTCCACCATTGTGAATGCCTCTTTTCCTTTTTTTAACTCAAACATAGCGCCTCCTTTTTAATTTTCCTGAGCCTCGATTACACACAATCTGCATTCCGCCACATGGCACAAAACGTTGCCGAACATACGAGGTTCGATCACGTCTCCCTGCAACCCTACTGCGCCCGCCATAGGCCCCCAATCGGGGTCGATCGTTCGGCATTCACCGTCCAGGGTTTCGTGGCCTTTGAAGGCGGCACGCATATTCTCCAGATGATCGTCGAACATGATCCCGGTCGCGCGCTCGTCTTGCAGGCCCATGATTCGCCTGAATAAGAATACGTGCGCCGTTTCGGTCTCCCCGATCGTTTGCTGCTGCTCCTGCCATTTTTCACGCACAAACGCGCACCCGTTGATCCGCCCGTCGGCATCTTTGTAAAGAGCGAGATATTTGTTCCAATCGGGGCTCCAGCGTTCGTAATCGTGGACAACCCCAATCCCGTCGACGCCCGCGAGGATGACCTTGATTCGCTCCCTGATCGCCGCCAAACTCATGCTTTATCCTCGCTTAGATGGAAGGCTATATCGTAGCCCGCCCGGTCAAAAATCTCCGTCATTTTTCCCTGGCTCTCTTTGAACGTATTTTCAAACATGTGGACGCCCGGGAAGCCCACCTTGCCGATCTTGCGCCGAATTAGAAACTCTACCCGCTGCGCCGGTTTCCCGCTGAGCCCGGTCTTGATCTCCACCCAGCGGAGCATGGATCCGGCGGGCGGCATTTTTTTGCCCGGGCGACGGCCATATTCGATAACATCTCCATATTTGCTCCCGTGGCCCACGATGCCGCTGATCGCCGTCCCGTGCTGAACAACCTCGCCGAAGATGGTACTCCGCAGGCCGCCCTGCATCCCGAAGACGCCCTGGGGGGTTCTTTCTTTGACTTTGCCCTCCAGGTATCCGGTCGCCTCGTACATGGCGGAGAGCAGGTCCTTCCGGATGATCTCCGGGGCCTTTCCGTCAAAGATCGCGCCCTTCCTGCTGACCGTCGCTTTCAATTCCATCAGCGCCTCTTTCGATCGCTCCGGGGATGGGTCAACCGCTCGCCCCCGCCCGGGTATTTCATGTCCAGATCGCCCACGGCGGCGGCCGCGGGGACGGTGTCTTCGTCCTTCAGCCCCAGGTGATCCCGGTAGATCTTCCGGAACGCCTTTGCCCGCGCGGCGAAGTCCCTGGACTTGCTCGTGTGGTCCACGCTGTCCGCCTGGATGGTGCTGTCCTGATTCTGCGCGAACCATGTCGCCAAAATCTCGCAATAGAGCGCCGCCGCCAGCGACTGGACAGCCTCCTCATCGATCGCCTTCACCGTGCAGGCCGTATCGGTGCAGGTGTGCAGGGCAGTGTAGGTCGCCCGGAACGTCTCCGTTGACTCCGGCTGATCCTCCAGGAAGCGGAGATAATCGCCCGCCGGCTTGCGGTAGATCGTCCAGGCGTCTTCATCGAGGATCTCGGCGGTTTCGTTTGTGTCGTTGACGGGGTATTCCACCGCCTGAATCATCGAAAACCCGTCGGACCATCCAGCGAGGAGCGACACGGCATAATCGAAGGCCCCGGTACCGGCCTCATCTTCAACGACGATCCGCGGGCGGTGCCTGGAATAGGTCTTCACCGCCTGGCCGATCGCCAGGATCTTGGCCGCCTCGCCCGGCTCGTAATCGCCCTTGACCAGGCTCTCCAGCGCCGTGATGTAGTCTTGCCGTGTGGTCATTAAATCACCTTCCGTTCAGGAACGTCGCGCTCCACTTTGGCCCGGTGATGAGCTCGTCATCACCCTCCGATCGCTCCACTTTACCCCTTTTTTTAGGGGCTCTTCCTCCACTTTACCCGGCGCCGGCGTCCGGATCCGGGACGAGATCGCTCCACTTTACCCACTAATTCTTAAACACTCCCGTCACGCTGAATGTGAACGACGTCCCGCCGACGACGTAGTTGATCCGCAGATAATTCCCGAAATTCGTGACCGCGGCGCGGGTCTGCCCGATCGCCGAGATCTGGCCGACCGTTGTGTGGGTGTACCAGGCCGCGTTGTCCGGCGATGTCTGGACGGTGATGTCCAGCGTAGAGGTTCCGGCTTCGACCGTTACATCGATGAAGATTTGCCCCTCGGTGTAGCTGCTGACATCAAACGCGGTGGACTGCGCCGTCGCCGCCGTTTTGATGCCGCTCGAAAGGAGGGTGATGACGCGCGTTTTCCTGTCATCCGCCCGGGCAGGCGAAGCCGTGACGATCTCCGCGATGAAAATGGCCGCCAATAACACCAGGACCGCCCACAAGAGGAGATTCGACCCTCGGACGGCCAAAGCACCGTCCCCGGCAGCCGATTGCCCCACGGAGGCCGTGTTCTTGATTCTCGGTAAATGGATTTTCATGGTCCCGATCTCCTTTCTCTTCCGGGGACACGATGCGATCCCGCAAGGCGGGCTTCCGCATCATGTCCCCGATTCAGCCCGTTTTCGGTCTCCGGGATCCGCGATCGATCGCGGCCCCTGGAGACCGGCGGAAGGTCGCCCCTCCGCCGACTCGTTTACGCCCTCCAAAAGTGCGGGGCCGGGTTTATCAGTTACGTCTGTACCGCCGTTCGGCAAACCTCGTACCAATGCGATCCATCCGAAATGAACCTGATCACATAATACCTTGCCGCCGTGTTGCCGATCGTCAGAGTTCCGGTGGACGATACAAGCGTCGCCTGGAATGTGATGACCTCGGTGTTTGTCGTGGTGGCGGTGAAAATGATGGTTAGTACGTCGCCCGCCGTCCCCGCACCCGAAAAAGTGATGGTTTCAGCCTCGTTGTCATTCGGCGTCAGCGTGTAGCAATTCGACAAACCGACCGTAAGAGTAGGTGTGGCTGAGGGAGTCACTACGCTGCAAGCCGAGGCCAACTGAACCTGCCCGGTCCTGTCTGGAAATGTGATTGACCGGTCCGCCGTGGGATCTACGACGGTGACGGTCGTTTCATAAGCGTCGGCCGTCGCCCCCTCGAACTCAATCCCATTGGAAACCAGAGTGACGGCGTTGGCCGCATCCCGCACGTTGGTAGACAGAGTGGAAAGCACCACGGTGCCGGTGGCGTTGGGCAGCGTGATCGTCCTGTCCGCCGTCGGATCGATTACGGTAAGCGAGGTCTCGTAGGCGTCCGCCGTTGCGCCCTCAAAGACCAGGGCGTTTGACGCGCCTGTAACAGAATTCGCCGCATCCGGGGCGTTGGTGGACAGGGTAGAAAGCATCACCGTACCGCTGGCGTCCGCCAGGGTTACTGTTCTGTCCGCCGTGGGATCCGTCACGGCGATCGACGTTTCATATTCGTCCGCCGTTGCGCCCTCAAATACCAGAGGCGTCGCCCCGGAAAGCGTTCCCAAAACCGTCAGAGAGGAGCTGTCAAAGTAATTTTGAAAATTTACCAAGTACGTCGTGGCTGAAATCGCCTGGCCGACCTGCTGGCTATACGACGGGGACGACTGTGTCACCGCGCCGGCAGTCTCCGAGAGATACCCCGGAGCCCCCTCGGAGAGCGCAGTCCATCCGGAGAGACTACCGACCACGATGATTTCAACCGTAGCGCCGGTCGCCCCACCCTTGCCGACGATCCCGATCGCGGGCCGCAGGGCGGCATCGTTGGCGTCGGCCTTATACGCTTTGCCGTCGGCATCCTTGAGCATAACCACGTTGCCCGTGGCCAGGGTTTCCGCCGCGACTGCGGAGAACCGCAGAACGGCCTGCTTGACGCTGTAGGCCGCAAATGCGTCCGTCGTCACAAATACCAGGGCGACTAAAAGCAGAAGCGCGGCCATGAACTTTTGACCTATATTTTTCCTCATTTGTAACCTCCTGTTTTAGTTTTGGTTTCGTTCGGCCATTCAGAGGCCTGTTTTTTATTTCCCGGTGGCGGGGACATGATGCGATCCCGCAAGGCGGGCTTCCGCATCATGTCCCCGATCGTGCCGTGGATGGGGTCACGATGCGGCATCGTGTCCCCATATCGTTATCCGCCCGCGACGACCGACTTGTCGAAGCCGCGGTAGTCCGCAATTTCCCACTCATACTCATGCCGCTGTTTGTACTGGATTTTGTCCGCTACAAACATCTGACCGACGAGCGGGTTGTCGGCCACAAACAGCTCCGGGACTTCCTGGCCGTTCAGGAACGCGACCTCCAGGAGCTCCACCTCGGCCGGGTTGCCGATCAGGCCCCAGTCGGTGGTATCCGTGGCGCTCTTATTCACCAGGATGTTCTCGTGGTTGGCGCCGAAAAGCCCTGCATGGGAGTTCGGCGCAGCCGCGCCGGGCCAACTGGAATTGAGCAGCCTTGCCGTTTCCAGGAGGGCGCGGGGCACCCAGATCTTGGCCGGCTCCAGGCAGAGACATTTGCCGCTGTCCTTTTCGGTCTGGTTGAACATGGCCACCAGGCGGTTGGTCAGCGTCGTCACCCCGGTTGCATCGGCGGTGAGGGCCACCGAGCCGAGGTTCCCATGCGAGGCGTCGAACAGCGCCGTGGAGTCGCCCTTATACGTGGCGTTGCTGTTGATTTTCGCCCAGCCGCGTTCCGCAAAGGTGCGCTTGGCCGCCCGGCCCAGCCGTGAGACCAGAACCTGGACGCTCTTGAGGTCGTCGTTTATGATCACCTTCCGGTTGACCGTCAGGATGATGCCCTTCTGGTTCAGCGCGTAGGAGATCTCCTCGTCGTTCGCCATCGTGATCTCCGCGTAGTCTCCGGACTCGGGATCTACATCCGGGAGATCGCCGAAATAGCCGACGTTGATGGATTCCATCGTTTTAAAATCCTTGGCGTTCCGCTTGTAGCTGATCAGGGCCTGCTCGCCATAATCGACGGCGCGGTAGTCCTGAATCAATCTCCGGTACATGGAGTTTCCGAGGACATAGGTGAAGGATGCGGTGCTGTACGCGGCCGGCATCCTCATCATCTGCATCATCGCCTCGCCTATTTTCAGCCCGTTCTGGGTGGGCACGCCGCGCACATCGGTGTCGCCGGTGAGGTGCACGTAGGCGGCGCGAAGCGAGGTAAGCGCCGCGACGTCCTTGAACTTCTCGTCCACCGTGACGCCCATGAGCTTGTCAAAGGCCGCCTGGAGCTTTTCGGGCTCCTCCGCCCCGACGCGTACGCCGCCGGCGCCGGAAACGATTCCCGCCCCGGTGAGCTTGTCGAGATATTCCTTCTCGTCGTTCACTGCAGCCTGGAGCGCCGTGACGTCAAAGACCTTGCCGTCAAACTGCTTTTTGACCCGAGCCTGAGAGAGATCCGGCAGGCCGCTTTCGCGCAACTCGTCTTTCAGGGTGAGCCCGCATGCGGTAATCCTGGACTGCTCCAGGAGCTGACGCATCTCCGCCCCGCCCGCATCGCCTGCGGCCTTCACCGCCGCCTGGATGCGCTGGTCGAGGTCCTTCGTGTCCTTCGTGTCGCCGGTTGCCGACGCCAGCAGGGCGATCACCTCGTCTTCGGTGATCGTCTTGTCCGTGATTTTTGCCTCGATCGACTTGTAGAGATCGGCGCTTTTCGTCTTCAAGGCTGCCAAAAGTTTCTCCAACATACCTTCCTCCTTCCGGCCCGCCTGATAGGCAGCGGCCATTCTCAAAATCTTCCCCCCCGCAATGGGGTCATAGACAACGTCCACGCTGTCCACCCTGACGATCTTTTCCACTCTCTTCGGATTCGTGCCCGGCATTGTGGCCGCCAGCACGTCGTGGGAGAGCCCCACGATATCTTTCTTCCCGCGAGCCCAGGCGTCGCCGATCATGTCCTTCAGCCAGGCGGCGCTTTTGAGGATATTGAGCGTGCCCTCCAGCCCCGTGGCATTGGCCGCGACGTCGGACATCCAGCCCACCAGATCCCGGACGGATTTTCCGTAAGGATTCGCCGGGTTGTCATGCTGCGCCTGGGACAGCGCAAACACCCGGGAGCCCTCGTAAAGAGGCGCCGCCGCCGTGAGCACGGCGAGCGGATAGTCGGCGATTTTCTGTTTGTCGATCCCGGCTTCGTTGATCTGCACCCGCCAGCGGGAGCCGTAATCGGCGTCGGTCGTTTCGCCCACCGCTGCCGATAATTGAGCCGCCGCCTGGACCTTGATGTAATCGACCTGCTTGCGCACCTCCACCGACGTTCCCAGCACGATCTTGCTATCGACGATTGCGTAAGGGACCTCATATGTTTTGTCGTCGTCTCCGGACGCGATGCAGCGATCGTCGTAAACGTCCACAATCCACCCGCCGCCCTTCTGCGGATAGGCTGCCGTGAGCGCCGGGCAGAGCATCTTCTTGATCTCCGCATGGCTGAATCCCGCCGCGGTGAGCCGATCGGCGTCATCCGTTCCCGCGGCCAGCAGCCGTGTTAAATCCTTCCAGGTAGGGAACCGGGTGCAGTTTACACCCTCCCCCACCACGAGCACCCGTGTCAGCGTTTTCCTGGACATCTACTCCTCCTTCCCGGCCTTCGCGCCCTTCACGGGGGCCTTCTGGATCACATGCTTCCGGCCGTTTTTCGTGACGACGACGAAGGTGTCGCCCTTGTCGGCCTGCGCGAGCAGGTCCTCGATGGTGAGAGGCCGTTCCTGGGGAACGTATTTCTTTTTCCCGTCCTCGCCCTTGGCTGTTTTGACCGTCCGGAAAACCAATCCTTCGAGGTGTTTCTGTTCTACTTTTGCCATGATGTATGCCTCCTTTTTTTGTTTGATTCTCACGCCCAGTTGGCGTGATACGGTACATGGTCGCAGCCGCAATTGATCGTCTCCCCGATGGGCGCGGCCGGGTCCCGGGGGAACATCATCGACACGCCGCCGACGTTAAACGGCTCACCGACCGGTCGGAGTTGCCCGTCAATGGCGACATGAGTCGGGCGCGCCTTCATCGGGTGCCCCGCGTGAACCCACTTCTTTTTAAGCCCTTCCACATGCTCTGCCGCTTGCTCCATCCGGAGCTGGGCCGCCTCTGAAAACGCCCGGCCCATCTCTGTCTTCGTAATTGTCTCCGCGCGCAGCGAGATGGATGCGAACCGGCCTTCATCGATGTTTTTACCGATCGCCGTGGCCACCTCCTGCGGCGTTTTCCCGCCGAGGATCCCGAGGGAGATTTCGCCCCGGATCTGATCCCAGGCAGCGGCGGAAACGCCGTCGATCTTGTGAAACGTGAAGCTCTTCATCGTCTCCAGCACCGAGGTGGAAAGGTAGAATCCCGAATAGATTCCGCCCGCCGCCAGCGGCGCATCCACCAGGGCCTGCCCCATGCCCCAGGATTCGGTTAGAAGCGCGCCCTCGCTCGTCTTTGTTTTTGCCGTAAAGGCCGCCATCTGGTTTTCAATGGCGTAGAGATACTGCCTAAGCGAATAGGCGTCCCAGGAGCCAAGGGCGGCCTTGCCGAGCTCGCCCATCACCTGGCTATGCAGCTCCGTCAAGAGGTCGCGCACCGTCTCCGTGCCCGTCCGGATCGCCAGGTCTTTTTCCCGGATGATCCGTTTTATTTCGCTATTGACCGTTGGCATTCGCACCCTGCCCCATGTCGCCCATTCCGCCCGATTTGGCCGGACTGCCCGGCTTGCCCGTGTAATCCTCGTAACCCGCCATGTCTTTCTTCTCCTTCAGCGTGCTGACGACCGCGTCCAGATCCAGATCGATGCCGATGAAGCCCATCGTGACGCCGAAGACCTTGCGGGCGGTGTCTTTATCGATCCAGCCCTGCGTCTCGGCTCCGATCAACGCCGCGGCGATCTGCTGGACCGCCGAGCCGAACTTGCTGACATCTTTGGAATCGAGCTCCGGCGTAATCACGGAAAAAGCCTTTGCCTGGTCATCGGTGATTCGCGCATAGCCCGCCTGGCGCGCCTTCCGAATCGCATGGGTGAACATATCCTCCAGCATGTATTTGACGACCTTCTGCCGCATCGAGAGCATCTTGAAGATCGGCGCGCCCATCTCGCCGGCCGTCGCGCGGTTCACGTCGCCGCCGCCGCCGTACCAGTGTTCCGGGATGCTGCGGCTGCCGAGGATGTGGTTGCGAAGAAGCCTTGCCCCCTCCGCGACATCAACGGCATTGAGATCCGGAGTAACGGCGGTGAGCGTAATTTTGTCGTTGTGGCCATACACGCTGCCGGATTTCTTTGTGAATTTCTTGACCTGCGCATCGATGTCCGCCGTGTCGGCGCTATCCACCTTGAGATCCCAGACGAACGAATTCAGGAGCGGCCACTTGTCGGCATAATCAAAAAGGAATTGCTCATAGGCGTCCAGCCAGTCGGCCACCCGGATCAGGTCGCTGCGCCCTCGGGGGGAGTTCGTCACGTTGTTGATCGCATGATAAAAGCACTCGCCGTCGGTAAACGATTCGCGCAGGGCCTTGCCCTTCGGCGAGATCACATATTCCGCCTCGTCCGGCAGGATGGTCTTATATTTTCGCCCGGTGCCGTCCTGCGTATCCTTCAGGGTGACGCCGATGATCATTTTCACATTCTCGGGATCCGTGACGACCTGGTTGATCTGAGCGGGGTCGATGTAGCCAAGGTAGAGCCTGCCGGTCTGTTTCGCGGTGATCGCCGGGAACATCAGTTCGCCGAAAATGCCCAGCTCTCCGACATGCTTCGGAAAGTAGAGGCTCATCCGATTGACGGGGTTATCCCAAAAATCATCGAGGATTTTCTTGACGTCCGGATCGTCGGCCTCGTAGGGAAGCCCTTCGCCCAGCACAAACGCGACCATCAGATCGATCATCCAGCCCGCCATCGGGTTGGTTTCCCAGAGCCAGTAGGCGATCTCGATCATCCGCTCCTGCGTGGTGGAGACCAATTCCCGCTCGGAATTCCCGGTGAGCTTCCGCCAGCCGATATCCTCCTCGCGGCTCAGGGCGGCAGCCGGCAGCCGCTCGGCCACCTTCGCCTCGATGACATCGCCGAAAAACCGCTCGATGGCGCGATCTTTCCAGGTCGTCGCGGGGGAGGGTGTAAGGGCCGCTTTCGGCGTTTGTGTGATTCGCTTCATCGGACACCCCCCCGATATGCCGTTCTGAGGCCGCTTGACATGTTTATAAACAATGTCAAGGAACCCATGCGGTAGAAGAGCCGTCCGGACACGAAAATCGATTGTGGCTCAAATTTGGGCATACTTTTCTCCAAACGCGCCTCGGTCATGCCGCCCTCCTGAAAAGCCGTCCTAAAAACCGCCCGCTGCGCTCGGCGTGATAGTCGCCCTTATCGGGTTCGCTGCTCGCCCCGGCTGCTTTTACGAGGCCGCCCTGCAGTTTGCTGATCGACATCTCCGCCGCATCCGGCCCGTCGTCATGGACCGTCGGGACGAAGATGTAGACGAACTGCTCGACCAGGATCGACTGGTCGCTGTGGTTCTTCTCGAAGAGGATCTTCTTATGCTCCCAGAGATACGAGCAGGTGCCGACGATCCGGGCGATCTTGTTGGCGCTGTGCTGGATCGGCGCCCAGGGCAGGAAGCGGCTGTTCTCCTTGGCGTAGTTATTGATCGCCTCGTGGAGAAAATCCTTGAACATGTTCTCCTCGATGCAGACCGGCCCGGGATACAGATCGTGCTGCTGATAGGCGGCGGCGAACATCTCGCCGATCGACCGGCGCTTGATCCAGGCGTGCATGCAGGGGAAGACCATGTTCTCGGGGTCCATGCCGAAGGTGATCACCGACCGGAAGTCGCTTCCCTTGGTAGCGGTGCCGGACGGATCCACTGCTGTGCAGAAAATCAACTTGCGGTTGATTACTTCGATCCGCTCGAAATATGCGGCCTGTTCCACCGGGAAGGGCGAGTCGTCCACGCCGACGCGATTCCGGTATTCCTTGTTGAAGGTATAGGAGCCCACGTCGTGCTTCTTTTTGATGATCCTCTCCATCGGCCAGGCGGCCGGCCAGAGGGATCGCTCGTTGGGTGTGCCCTCATCCAGGATCAGGTCGTACACCTTGGATATGTAGCGTGGTAGTCCCTCTTCATCCTGATCGGCGATGAGTTGGGAGATGGCGGAGAGCGGGGAGAAGAGGTTCCCGACCATGATCGCCGAGTATCCTTTGCCCAGCGAGCCGAGCACGGCGCCGCGAATCCAGTTCTTGATCTTCTTCGTCGTGTCCGGGTTCTCGACGGTCTCGTCGTTCTCCATGTCGTCGAAGGTCACCATGTCCGGACGGTGCTGCCGGTGCCTGATGCCGCGTACCTTATCCTTGCGCCCCCGGGCCAGGACCTTGACTCCGTTGGTCGTCTCAAACTCGTCGTCGCTCCAGTTCTTCGTCTTGAGCGCGCCGAAGTCGTGCTTGAGGCGCGGGTTCTCCTCCAACTCCAGTTTGATTTGGAGGGTGAAAGCGGCGGCTTGTTCGTGGGTATCGGAGCAGAGCCAGATGAATTTCTTGAGCCCATATGCGATCTTGTGGACCGGGTTCCCCAGGGAGAAGAAGGTTGACTTGGCCAGTTCCCTGGGGGCGCCGACCAGGGCGAGCTGATCCTGCAGCTCGGTGATCTCCTGCCATTCGCTGTGGCAATCGGCGAAGGCGGCGCTGAAGTAATGCGGCAGATAGGTGGCAAAGAAATAGAGCAGATCCGTCCGGCCCCGCTCCTTGCGGGCGGCCTGTTTCGCGGGGGTGTCGTGTTCGAACGGAGAAACGGATTCGCGGATCCACTTCTTCAGCTCCTCGACCTGTTTGTCGAACTGCCCCTCGGTCAGGATCGGCCGTTTACGCATTGCTGCCATTCATGCACTCCGATTTGAACCGCATCGTCATCGCGTCAAAGTCCGCCGCCAGGGTCTTGAGCCCCTCCGGATCGGTCTCCCGCAGCCACGAAACCATCCATTGCACGTTCTCCAGGAAGACCTTGGCTTTGTCGTATCCGGACCCCTGGCCTTCGACCGTTTTGAATCTCACCACCAATGAGCCGAGCTTGGTAAGATTGTCGAGGCTCGCCCCACCAATCGCGCCCGGCTGCCGTTCCTCGGCAAACGTCAGCTCGCGATCCAGGAGCGCCTCCATCCGGAGGCCGAACGCCGCTTTCCGCGAACGGGCTTTGTCCCACTCGTCAAACTCCTCATCGGGCTTCTTTGTCTGCGCCTTCCAGGCGGATAGCGTCTGGCGGGAGACATTCAGGGCGGCCTCGATGGCGGTGAGGCTTTGCCCGTCGATGTACATCTGCCGGGCCACGGCCTCCAACTGTGTGCGCGCTCCCTTTTCGGCCATTACGTCAGCTCCGCTTCCAACCGGGAGATCTCCTCGATGGCGACTGCCAACTCGCCCCACTTGAACTTGAGCTCGTCAAACTGTGCGTCCGCCTCGCCGATGGGCAAATCCTCGGGCTTTTTCAGGCTGCAATCCAGGTTGATGCAGATGATCCTGGCGAGGCTCTCGATCTCCCCGCGGAGACGTTTAGCGGCATACTCTTGGTTGATCTTCCGTGTTCGCCGCATTTCGTTTTGAATGCTCATCCTGTCTCCTTCTGCCGTAGGCTCATCCGGGCGCTCATGTTCGCAGTGAGCAGTTGGTGGCATGGGGTCTTGGTTTTTAGATACGTCGTCAGCTCCGTCGTCGCGGCGGTGGCGAGCCGGATCGTGTCCGCCTGCTGATCAGCTACCTGCTCGTACTTTTCGACCAGTCTGACATTTGTCTCGTACATTTTAAGCGCGGCCTCTTGCCGCTTTTCCATTGCTCGCGATATGAAAAACATGAAAATGTAGGGGCCTAAGACGACAATCAGCAGGAGCGTTCCGATCGGAAGGGTTCCGATCTGGCCGATTAGTTCCGAAACTTTCGCGAGTACTGAGATCTGGTCAGGCGTCATCAGGCATTTTCTTTCCCTATAGAATTTTGACGGGTTCCTTGAAGATACCCAAACCTGGCATATCCGCCGGCGTCGGCGCATCGCCCTCGATGCCGTAGCAAATTCCGCAGTACTCTGAGCAGAAGAGCGCCCGGGCGTCCGTGGAGACGCGGCCGAA